ATGCATGGGTAAAAATAGAATCAATTCGCTCTATTGGGGAAATTGAAGTCATTGACCTGCAAACAAGTACTAAAACATTTATATGCGAAGGATTGGTTTCTCATAACTCCACGTATGTACAAGCACGGTATTTTAAATATACCGTAACCAAGCGCGGAAAAAAGACCTTCATTCTAACCCATCTATCCGATGCAACACGCAGCTTATTTGGTATGACCAAACACTTTTCAGAGAACCTTGACAAAGACCTATTCCCGCAACCAGATAAAAAGAACGATAACTTATTGCTCTATGAGCGTTTAGGATCTGGCTATCGCGTTGGTACGGCTGGTAGTGCTGAGATTGGCCGCTCGATGACTAACCAATATTTGCATCTATCAGAGTATGCGTTTTACAAAGATGCAGCGCGTATTGGTCTTGGATTGTTGCAAACAGTAGCAGAGATGGCGGACACCGAAGTTATTAAAGAATCAACCGCAAACGGTATTGATAATGACTTTTACGCAGAGTGGCAAGAGGCTAAGAACGGTGCGTCGCGTTATCAAGCAATTTTTGTACCCTGGTATTGGCAAGATGAGTATTGTATTGACGATGCTAACTTTGTCTTGCACGATGACGAGAAAGAATACTTAGAAAAGTTTAAAGATAATGGATTAAAGCCAGGCCATTTGAACTGGAGGCGAATTAAGCTTCAAGACTTCAAAGGTGATTACGATCAGAAGTGCAGGAAGTTTAGACAAGAATATCCATTTACAGACGATGAAGCGTTTCTATCATCAATTACTGATACGTTTATTAACATCGAGCATGTAAAAAAAGCGCGCATTACACGCGTGGAAAGCAACACATCATTAGTAATCGGCATTGACCCAGCCCGTAAAGGTGATGACCGAACCGCAATCATTCGACGAAAAGGTCGACGCGCATTTGGCTTAGAGACGCATTACAATATTGACACGATGGAGTTAGCGGGTATTATCAAGCGCATGATAGACAAAGAGCATCCCAAGCGCGTTTGTATCGACTCAATTGGCATTGGCGCGGGCGTTGTCGATAGACTACATGAGCTTGGATATGACATAGTAGAAGGTGTTAACGTTGCACGCCGAGCTAGTGAACCAGATAAGTACAAAAATCTACGTGCTGAGCTATGGGACTGGATGCGCTCTTGGTTAATACAAGAAATGCCGGTGGAGATACCGGACAGCGATGAGTTACAAACAGACTTGTGTGGTTTAGGGTATAAGTATGACTCAAGCGATAAGTTGCAAATCGAAAGCAAAGACGACGCTAAGAAGCGTGGGCTATTATCACCCGACACATCGGATGCGCTAATGCTGACGTTTTACGGTGGCGAATATGTAACCGAGGGCGGTTACCAGGTTAATCATATACCGGAACGCACGGCGGGGATGTTGATTTAAAGTAAGTACGGATTGCTTAATACATACAAGGGATTGTCATGGCCAGAATAAATGAAAAAGTAGCCCGAGAAGCGCGTATTGCGTGTGAAAAGTTCCGTGAATACTTCAAAGCTAATATAGACCTCTATCACTTCATGCATACCTTTGTCCTTGGCGAGCAATGGGAAGATCGAGAACAAGAAGAGATGATTAAGACGTATCGAAAAGTACCTCTAACAGCTAATAAACTGGGTACAATGGCCAACTCATTGCTCGGCGAACAACAACAAAACACCCCGCAACTCCAAGTTGTACCGATGTCCGGATGCGATCAAAAGGTCGCACACCTGCGCGAAATCATGACTAAAGATATTATGTTTTCGGGCAAAGCCACCGTTGCTTATCAAGTGGCAGCTGGCCAAGCCGCAATTGGCGGTTACGGTGCGTTTTGTGTGCTGACTGATTATAGTCATGCCAAATCATTTGACCTTGATATTGTCTATGGACATTTCAAAGATGCAACTAAATGCTATTGGGATGTAGGTGCTGAGTCTATCAATAAAACTGATGGCACACTTTGTGGCTTTATATCACGCATGACACGCGTTAAGTTTCGCGAAGTATACGGCAAAGATGTTGAGCAAAACATTAATAAAAAAGACAGTATTTATGCATCAAAAGAAGAGATTGCATTAGTAGTTCAACCCGATGAGGCAAGCGATCCCTTCACGTGGTCGGATGATGAATCCATTACTATCATTAACCATTTCGTTCGCAAATATGAAAAAGACACGCTTTATAAACTATCAAATGGTAATATTTTAAACCAAGAAGAGATGGACGAGCTGATAGAAAAGTCACGTGAGACTAATCAACGTAATCAGTCTATGGAGTTCGCGCAGCAATTAATGGGCAATCAAATGCCTATGGCAGGCCAAGAGCAAGCGCAACCAGGTTTAGAACAACAAAAACCAGTGCAAGAAATGCCAAGTGATGGATTTGGCATGGAAGGTGATCATGATATTTTACCGCGACAAGACGGTCTTGATATAAAGGATAAAAAACCAACGCTCATAGAAGCCGTGCAAGAAGACGAAGCCGAAACCATGACACTTTGGCAAGAAGGCGATATGGTACGTATCGAGGATAAACGCCCAAGCAAACGTCATAAAATCATGCATTACATTATTGCTGGTAACTATGAGCTAGATAAGACCGAGTTTCCTAGTGAGCAATTGCCGGTTGTATTCGTCGATAATAATAGTTATTACGCTAAGATAGGTAAACAAATTACACGCTCATTTTTTGGGGATTGTCGAGATACACAGCGTTATATTAACTATCTTCGAACACAATCCGCATACATCCTAAAGTGCAGTCGTTATGACCAATGGATTGGTAGCAAAAAGAATGTAGCCAGCATGGACACGCAACGCAACTGGCGCGACCCCACATCAATTCAAGGAATGCTTACATATGATGAGTCACCAAGTGGCGCTAAGCCTGAACAAGTTCGTGCACCAGAGCTTTCAATGTCTCTATTTCAACAGTATCAATTGGCTATTGAAGACTTATATACGTGTACTGGGCTGTATCCGGCTCGAATGGGGAATAATGGAGATGAGGCAAGCGGCAAAGCAATCGATGCTCGCACGCGCCAAGGCAGCTACTCAACCTATGTTTTTTTCAATTCAATTAATAGAGCCATAGGTGTGGGCGGGGAAATTGTTAATGAGATGATACCAAGAGTCTATGATACTGAGCGTGTTATGACTCTCATGATGCCAGATGAAGGCATGAAAAACATAACAATCAACAAACAAGGCGATGAATACGGCGAACAAATTGAAAATGATATACGCAAAGGTACGTATCAAGTCAGACTGAAACCTGGTCCATCATTTGAGGGCGAGAAACAACAGGCACTCGATAGTCTGCGTGAAGTACTGCAAGCCGACCCCACTGCATTCAATCTCATTGCTGATTTATATGCGGAGAATTTGCCATTGATGAATACCCTTGAGATTAAGAATCGTCTTAAAACTCGCGTATCCCCTGCCATTATACAAGCCGGTAAGACTGGTGAGATGCCGCAACAACAAGGGCCGACACCTGAGCAAGAGCAAGCGCAGATGCAACAGCAAATGCAACAGCAACAAATGCAAATGCAAATGCAGTTTAAGCAGATGGATATTGAGATTAAGAAACAAGAGCTAGAGTTGAAAGCCAAGCAGATGCAAATTGACTTAGAGATCGAAAAACAAAAGCTACAAGCCGAGGAGATGTCGGTAATGGGTGAGATAGAGGAAGGTAAAATGCGCTACATGGCAGAGACTGGTCGCACGCAAACAGATGCTGCCATTGCGCATGCAGATAACATGGTTAAGATTTTAACGCATAAGATTTAATATTTAAGGATGAATGTATTATGGCTATAAGCAATATTGATGAACTATTAATGGGCGGCAATTCTAATCAACAACCTGCGCCGCCAGAGGAACAATATCAAGATGAACCTGAAACAATTGACAAACTAGAATCAGAAGACGTTGATAGTGCTGGTGAACAAGAGCAAGACGAACATGATGACAAGTTCAATGATGAAGATGAGCAAGTTGATAATGATGATGACAAGCCTAAGAAACCTGCGTTAGAAGTTGATGACTATGGCAATGAGCAAGAGCCAGAAAATGAAGCTATCCGCGACAGGTTGTCACGTCAAGCTCGCAAACACCAAGCAGAGATAGATTCATTACGTGCTCAGTTAGCCCAGCAAGGTGCTAGTCAACAAGTACAAAATGCAGCTAAGGACTTTGAGTACGATCCAAGTGAAGGTGGCGATTGGCAACAGCAATTAGCTAGCTTTGTTAAGCAAACAGTTACTTCGATGACAAACGAGAAACAAGAGTCACAGCAACGTAATGAAGAGGCACAAGCACAATCACAGTTTGAATCAAAGTTTCGCGAAGGCATGAATAACTTCAATGATTTTAGTGACGTGATTAACAATTTACCTTTTCAGATATCAAACCCAATGACATTAGCAACGCGTGCCATGGATAATCCAGCAGCGTTTTTATATGCAGCTGCTAAACGAAACCCTCAAGAGTTAGAGCGTATATCTAAATTGCGCGATCCTTATGTTCAAATGACTGAGATGGGACGACTTGAAGAGCGTATGCGTCGTAATAAGCCAACTACTAAAGCGCCTAGGCCGCTTGCACGACCGCAAGAAGACTCAACAACTAAAGTAGTTAAAAAAGTTGTTGATAAAAGTGGTGATGACTTACTGGCGAGTGCTGACGCTAAACGTTTGGCTGTGCGCACACAGAGACATAAGAGCAGTCGCTAATTAACTTAGTTCATTAATTGACAAGTTTGTATGATGAGGTCTACTATTCGAGGTGATGAGTAAGGGATCCCGTCACCCAAAGTAGGCGAGTAGTTATTTATTGTCGACCGCTGGACAGATGAAAGTGAGTGCTTCACATCCGTGAATCATTTGTTATTAATTTGTTCAGGGAGAACAAAAATGGCTATTAATTCGTTTAAGGAAACGCAGTACGTATTGGACGACATATTTGTCCGCTTCTGGAATTCGCTAAGTTTTGCAAGAACCGCTAACAGAAACCTTGAAGGTGACTTTAAGAACTTGCGTTTTGCTACTGGTCAAACATTAGACTATCGTTTAGAAGAAAGATATTTAGCTGGTGAAGGTGCTACAGCAACCTCCGAGTCTCGCGAACAGATTATTCGCCCTCTTACTATTTCCAAACAATTCCGTACCATGGTTGAGTACACAGGCTTCGACTTAACATTCAATCGCGCGCGCGACGAACCCTATCTTGAAATGGCCAATGCTCCACGTGCTAAACGTCTCGCTAACTTGGTTGAGAAGTTTATTGCTGATAATTTCGTACAACAAACCTATCAAGCAGTTGGTACTCCTGGCGTTCCTGTTGACTTCAATACCATCTTAACCGCTGATGCGTATATGACGGAGTTGGCGATTCCAGAAGACGGTAAACGTTATACTGGTGTTGGCCCACGAATTGCCGCTAACCTTTCAAACGACTTGTACAACACATTCAACAACACTGTTAACACAGGCGCGTTGATTGATGGATTTGTTGGTCACTTGTCAGGCTTTGACTTCTTTAAGACTAACTTCTTAATGCGTCAAATTGCAGGTCTTGGTCAAGCTGGTGGTTCTCCTCCTGCTGGATTCTTGTTAGGTGGTTTGGTTACCAATGGCCCGATTGTTGGTGACAATACAATTTCCGTTGGAAGTTTGGGACAAGCTCCAGGTGCTGTCGTATTTAACGTTGGTGACATCATAGAAATTGATGATGCAGCCGGTGTGTTTATGATTAACCCTCTGAACTACGAGCCATTAGAACAGCGCGCACAGTTTGTAGTAACCGCACAGGTTATTTCTGCAAACGGCTCAACCGCTGATATTCCTGTTAATCCAACTATCATTATTTCTGGTGCTCGACAAAACATTTCTGCTGCAATTCCTAATGGCGCACAAATATTGCTGAGTAAGAGTCATAACGTATCATTGGCTTATCACACTCAAGCAGTTGTGTTTGCAGCACCTCCAATTAAAGAGCTTCGCGGTGGTGTTGAAGCAGTTACCCGATACTCTGATTTGTATAAGTTAGCCATGACTTATTCATTGGGTGCTGACATTCGTAACTACGAACAGTTAGACCGTATCGACGTGATATGCGGCGTTGCGATTAATCCTGAGTTTGCGGTTCGAATCCGTTCTTAATCTAATTGGTGCTGCCATAAATGACGGCACCATGTTTTACAGGAATGATGTTATGAAAGGAGTTCCAGCGATGTATTTAGGTCGTATCGTATCAAAAGATAATTTTAGAACATTTATTTATGCAACAGACAGTAAGCAACAACTAGTAGAAAGTTGGGATGAATATGAAGCTAGCATGCAAACCGGTTTATGGTTTGCGACTAAAGAAGATGCGTTGGCCAGTGTTGCTAAAAAAGCACACAAGACAAAGGCTACGCGAACATATAAAACAGGCGTACTTGAGCTTAAACAAGAAGAACCTACGGGCGTTCTTGGTGAGCTAGAAATTGAGCAAGATGATTTCCTACCTAATTCAGCGAGCAACTAATGGCAATAACAGTCCGTGAGTTTTGTTTTCAAATGTACCGATTAATCAGCGCATCAAATCCGACTGTTCCACTGCACGGCGACGATGAAAAGCTGG